ATTTGTGACCATACTGCTGCTGCACGACCTTCAGCTACCATTTGGTAAACTGCAAGTGCTGCCGCATCAGAAGATGCCTCATAAGCTTCTAGTAAATCTGCACCTTTTGCCGTTGGCTTAGCTGCTTCATCAGCCATAGCTTTCGCTACGTCTAATTCTTCACCAGTGATTTTTTCGATGCATTCTTTTACCATACGGAAGTGGATTGCTTCGTCCATCGCTTGCTTAGATAGGTTTTGTAATTCAATTGGGTCTGCATCAGCAGGCATGTTAGCTACTTGACGTGAGATTTCAACCATGTTCATTCTCTCGTTAACCATTCTACCTGTGAAGTGCTCTACTAGAGCTTCCATTGAATTGTCTTTGCTTTCGAAATACGCTTTCACGTTCATTTTAGAAGCTTCGAAAAGTGCTTCGTTATCTTTACGTAGTTGTTCTACGAATTGTGTTGCTGTAGTCATTGTAATATTCTCCATTTGACTTAATGTAAGTTCACTTGTGTGAACCATGAATAAAACATTTATTCTTTTTATATAAAGGAAATAAATGAGTCACACCTTAGATTATATAACAGCTCTGTTATACACATGTGAATCAGTCGATGAGTAGCAAAGCTCTTTGCTACATAATTATTTATCTTCTGTTGTTATAAATTTAACAATAGGTTTATATCGTTTGGTATTGATATATTTCCACGTTCAGGATGCCAAACAACTGCACCAATAGTACCATGTGTCCAACTTTCGCAAAACCCATCTTCGTCTACTGCTAAGACTTTGGCAACCTCTGGTGGATTTTTTATCTGTAAATTGTGGAAACTGTTTACCTGTACTGTAGCATTATCCATTGTAACATTATGTACAGTATTATGATGTCCATTGCATTCAACAACTTTGCCGCCAAACAGTTCAGTTAAGAAAAATGCTCCATGGCAAACTCCTAATATAGGTTTAGCATTATCCATCATAGCACGAACTAGTTGTAGTTCTGTTTTAACACGCTCACTTGGAGCATTGCCGCCGGTAATAACTAACAAGTCTAAACTGTCTGCTAAACTTACAAAGTTTTGTGGATGATTTGGTATGGGTATAATCTCATGGTCATCAAAATATGTGTACCAATCTTGATCTGTTGCATCATATGATTGATTGTTGTGTTCAAATACTCGTTGTGTAAGTCCTATACGCATACAATTATTTAGTCAAAAAAAGAGAGCCAATGGCTCTCTTTTGTGTTTTTGGTGGAGGATAGCAGGATCGAACTGCTGACCTCCTGGTTGCAAACCAGGCGCTCTCCCATCTGAGCTAATCCCCCTTTATTTGAAATACTTAGTAAGCATTTCTTTGCGATCGTGTGCAGTAGACATCTTATCAAGTTCAACTTGAATAGCTTCCATTACATCACTGTGTTCGCCTATACCTGCAGGATTGGTTAAATATACTTCAACATTCATTTTGTGTAAATGAATTTCACTGTCTGCGTGTTGTATAGCTGTTTTTAACATCTCATTTCTAAGTTTCATTTATATATCTTTCTTTTTTATTCTGTCTATTTGTATGTCCGATTACAACTTGTTACAGTTGGGCGTCCTGTGCCACTCTCTCGTATTTTATATTTTCTTTTTATATGGTGCCGGTAGAATGATTCGAACACTCGACCTATTGATTACAAATCAATTGCTCTACCAACTGAGCTATACCGGCATAATTTTATTACCCTTTTATTTATGACTCAGTAACTTGCTCATGTAATTGCACTACTTTATCAAAAATATCGTGTCCTAGGGTCCCTTCTTTGATTGGAGGGTCAAACTCTAAAGTTTCCTCTAAAGCTAGATCTTTTATATACGAATTAAAGACTGCATCTTTATCGTAATAATCGTATCCCATTATTGTAGTTCTGGAAACATTTGCTTTATATAGTTTCTTACAATAACATTAGTGTCGTTGTCTACAGATTCTAATGAAATAGATTTAATACCTTTTTCTTTGACTTCATTTTTCGCTAATTGTAATAATTCACGCTTATTAAGTCTTTGTATCTGTGTCAAATTAACTGCGTTGCTTGTAAGAGCACTTAGTATATAATTGCCTACATCAAGTTCACTCATAGGAACTTCAATCTTAGCTTTGATGCGTTTTATTCCATCCTTGTATTCTGTTGCTCTCATTTTTTTACCATGTTAATATGTTTAATTGTTTTATAATAAGATTTTATGCTTATTAAGTACTACTATACTAGTAAGATAAGGTTTTGTCAACCGAAATGTCTTGTTTTTTGTGATTTACCAAGAAGATAACGAAGCTCTAAGCCAAATAGCGGTAGATCCATCAAAATCTGCGTTAGCTATGTATATATAGTTATTATCTGTTGCAATGTCACCTTTTTTATCGCCGCTTTTGCCTATTGAACTGCTAGGTACTGTTTTCATTATGGAAGTAGATGTGTTTAAGTTTGTTGTAGTTGCTGGCGGTGATGTAATTACTATTCCACTTTCTGCTAATCCAGTTATGCCAGGTTGTGTAGTATTTTGTGCTGCGGCACCTATACTTTTCTGTTGTACTGCTTGTAATGTTGATGCAGTCCAATCAATTACTCTACCACAATGATCATAAACTGGTTCTCGTCCTACTAACTGTATGCTAGGATCTCCGTCATTTTCTAACTTTGCTAATAATTCTGGTTCAAGTAAGTAATAAAAAATATTGTTTCCTTGATCGTCAACTGGATAACCTTTTAAACTATTAAACAATGCTTGTAAATTACTTGCATATTGTTGACTCTTTGCTAGTGTTAAATCTTCTGGAATCGCAACTCCTACTCCAGTGTTTATTCTATCAGTTGGTGCAAATAAGCTGCCGCCAGTTGAGCTAGTTCCTTTAAAGTTATTTTCAAATGTTATAAGGTTTTCTATGTCTGATTTAAATTTATTTAAATCACCAATGATTTGTGCTTTTACTGAAGCTGGCATTCCAAGTAGGTTATTAATATTAGCACCTAATTGTTGTAACAATCCGCCTGTAAATAAATCTGGAGTAAATTTTCCATCTGCTCCTATACATCCACCTATATCACCATCCGCCATAGTGCCTAGTGTATCTAATATACTTTTACCTGCGCCTGTGAAACTTCCCATTGCATCTTTCAACACATTTGGTATAGCTTTTGGTACTACTGGTGTTCCACAAAAGTTAATCATATTAGCAATTGCGGCAAATTCTGACATTGCTGCATTTAGTCTACCTAATGCATTGTCAATATTTGTATGTGCAGTAAAATCATCTAGTGCTTTTTCGGCTCCACTTAACGCATCTTGTAAATCTTCTAAGCCTGCGGGTATTTCAGGTATTAGTCTACCTATGTTAATTTTTAAACATATTTGTAAATTAGGTAGTTTTATACCATTTCCTGCTAGTAGGCTACAAATGATTTCTTTCAAGCTGTACGCTTGTGTTTGAGGGGTTACAGTGCCTGATTCTGGGTCTACATCAAACTTACCTGTAGGTATATCTATTTTAGTTGAGTTAAGATAATCACTTGCATCTTTTATTGGCTCTAGGAAGTCGCTCATGCTATGCCCCTATTTCCACATCTGGACTACCACTAGTTGCAGAAGGACCGCAATGAGCTCCGCCCGGTAATGGACATAATGAATCTGGTTCAGCACCGTTGCCGTTAAGGACAACTAGGATTCCACCAACCTTGACTTTATTGTTTGATGCATTTAAGTTGCCACCGCCATGCGTATTTGGATCACCGCTAACACTGATTGGCTGGTTGTTTACAAACACGTTAGAGTTGTTTGATGCAGTTGTACTTGCACCGCAACTACGTGAATCTCCATTTCTATGAACCTGTGGCAATTGCTATTCCTGTACTTTGTTTAATATACATATCGCTGGCATCTTTTGCTGACTTAACTACGCATATAACATTATTTATCTTTAATTTTACTTTAGTATCCGGTGCAATTGTAAACATATATGGCGCTAATGCCATTCCGTTCTGTGCTGCAATTAAAATGTAAGGTTTAACAACTGTAACTACATCATCGTTTTCATCTTCAAAACGTGCAATCATTTCTTCACCTGAAGAAAGTTTGATACTTATTACATCACCTACTTTGTATTGTGCTTCTATTAACATATATTATCCTTTATAGTGAATGTCCAGTGCCATTGTAGTTTGTATCTTCAATGTACTTGACTAATTGATCGTACCCACCTATTTTGTTGCCACTGACAACAATCTGTGGGAATGTTCTGGCAGTTGGAAATTCTTCTACCATAACTTCTCTTGTGAAATCTTTATCTAACTGCTTGTATTCAAAATCTAAACCTCTAGATTCGCATAACCTTTTAGCGGCGTCACAATAACCGCATTGTGTTTTTCCATAAATTGTAATCATAAACTCATCCCTGAAAATGTGTCTTCACCTACATCTTTTTTCACACCACCAATAATATAAGAACTAATTTCTGTTTCTTGCGGTGCTACTTGTACTTCTGCTCCACTAATCCATTTTTGTGTCCATGGTAGTGGGTTTGCTTGTGAAGTTGTATAAGGACACTTCATGCCAAGTCCTATCATACGCTTACAACAAATCCATTCAATGTAATCGCTCAACAACTGTGCATTAAGACCAATCATTGATCCATCCTTAAACAAATAGTTTGCCCATTCTTTTTCTTGTTCAACTGCATCAACGAACATTTGTGTTACTTCGTCTTTACATTCTTCTGCAATCTTTAGGAAGTCTGGGTCTTCTTTTGTTAACACTTTTGATAACAAATACTGTGTACTTGCTAAGTGTACGTTTTCGTCACGAGCAATAAACTTAATAATCTTAGCATTGCCTTCCATCTTTTTAAGTTCTGCAAATGCCCAAGAGCAAGCAAAACTTACATAGAAACGAATTCCTTCTAAAATGTTAACACTATTTAATGTTAACCAAATCTTTTTCTTTAATTCATATTCATCTACTTCAACTGTTTTACCATTTACTTTGTGTTTACCTACACCTAACAATTGGTAGTATTGTGATAATTCAATAAGCTCATCGTAGTATTTTGAAATATCATCACCACAGTCTGTAATTTCTTTACTGTCCATTAACTCGTCAAATACTACAGTAGGATTAGAATAAATGTTACGAATAATATGTGTATAACTGCGTGAGTGAATTGTT